GGGACATTAAGGGAGGCGGAGGATCCACCATCAGGTCTAGAGTATGTTCCTGTTATCTTATCTTTGATTCCAAGACGTTGCATTGGTTTTGGCGCCGCACAACTAAATGTGCTAAACTTAAACCACTAACAATGATCTTCTTGGGAAGATAAGAAGGAAGACAGGCGACCAGTCGTCTAGACCGTCATAACGTGATTTATCCGAGGGAGTAGTTATAGCCACCAACGCGGGTGGTTGAAGCTGTGATCGTTGTGGCCGACCCTGTGTAGTTCAGAATGAGTGTCTCACCAACGTTGTTCACCTTGACGGTGTACACGTTGATAGACCCCAACTGAGACGCAGGGAAGTAGCCACCAACGAAAGTCACGGTTGCCGTACCGGTCTGCGTAGGAATCGCAGCGATAACAGTACCCGTGGCCTCGCATTCTACTAGGTAACTTCCGACCTTGTTAAAGGTGAGAGTCCCTCCTACAGCAGTAAGAGGGAGCCCACCTGTAACAGTGCCTGAAACAGTACCATAGCAGTTTGCAAGATTCACAGTTCCAGCACCAACGATCTTGGCTGAACTAGAGTTAACCAAGGAGACACCGTCAGTCTGAGGTGTGATGAGCTCAACGTCGTAAGTGACGTAAAGTTCTCCGATAGCAGTAGCATCTGCACAGCCTTGAGTGGCTATGTGGAGGTTACCGATATCGAAGGTCTTGACGTCCTGATTGGCGGCGAGCGCACCATACCTGAGATAACGTTGGACACCAAACTTCTGTAAATCACGACTGTCGCAAGTGAAGCGACACTCGTTCCAAACAGCAGACCTCACTGAGTCATGATAACTCATGAGCTGTTGCTTATTTACAGGAGCGGCGTCGGCGGCGTCGTAATCGACAGCCAGCATGATCGAGCCTACCGTCGCACTTCCCTTTTGAGTTTCGAATTCAAAGGAGAGGTTGCGAAAGAGGTAAGATTCAAACTGGGTGGCGATAGGCGCTAACCAGGTGAATAGGGTCCCGAGACCTGGGTTGACAGCGAGAGTTGTCACCCCATAAGCCACGGAACCGTAAACATCCTGGACATACTCCCGATGGCGGATGCGAACGCGCCCGTCACCAGAGTACGCCGAGCCCGAGACCGACGGCATCCCAATCTTCACAGATCGGGAGACCGCGGCTGCGAGCTCCGTCTTCTTGGATTTCTTAAATCCTTCGGATACACCACGAGTGGTGTTAGCTTTCTTCTGTTGTTTCTTCATGATTGTATGGGATCCCAGGTCATGAATCCTGCGACTATACATCCTCAGCTATCAGTCTCCTTGACTCACCCGTGTAGTCTGTCGGCATTTACGCAAGTAAGTGTACGAGCGATTTAGCACGGAAGTATTAAGGAACTGAGCTCCTTCTCCGGGATCGGAGAGGGACGTACCCAGAACCACCGTTTTGGGTGATTAGGCTGAGAACCCCAGCTGTACGCTTAACGTGCTAGCGAGGCACGGCCTCGAGGACTAACAAGTTAGTCTTCGAGACTCGCCTGCAGGAGCTTATCCAAGTCAAAAGGCTCCTCGACATGACTCACGTCACTGTCGAGGATGAACTGAAGATCTTGGATAGACTCCGTAAGGCGATATGGCCAAGAGAGTATCTCCTTCGTTGCCATTCGATCGAACTTTCCTGAACGGAACTTGCTCATTGTGGACTTCCTAGGAAGTTTCACAGAGAGCTCGGGCCGCTCGGGATCGATCGGTTGAGACAAGGCAGGGGGAGTATACACTCTCGGGTTATAAACAACAACAGAAGGTTCAAGAGGTCCAACTATCGGATCAAGACGCAGGCTTGGATGATGTTTCAAGGAAAGAATCCCCGACGAAGACTTCTTCTTGGTTACTAGACCAAGGAGACCCTCCGACGGAGCCTTTCCCTCATCCATCTGATGTCGTAATTCGCTCATCAGGAAGGAAGCATATCGTCGCTGGAATGAGGTTAGTCGACACTTCAGCCCCGGTACCATGTTAAATCCCAACCCGCCCCGTTGAAAGGGTAGGAAGAGGTTAAACGTGGTATTAGGGCCAAGTTGTGTCAGCTCCTCAATCTTTCGTCTATGGTAATGGACGAAGCGTTGTGAAGCCCGGGTAGGGTTCACAGCACCAGCAACGACCTCGTTATGGAGCGCCCAGACAGGCGCCATACGAGCTTGTTCACGGCCCGTCACCTTTGACTGACCCGTCAGGAGTCCCGTGTTGTAAAAGCCTAGGGGAATAAACTTCTCCGGGGAAATTACATAGCGGAACATCTGGGAGTTAATCATAAGTAACTCGTCGTGAACATAGTTCTTCCCAAGTGAAAGAGTGAAGCCCACCATAGCAATCTTACTCTGCCAAAGCTCGTAGAACTCTGGGTTGGTCCGGAAGAGTATATCGTCGCCGTTAACGAGGACCGGGAGGTCCTCAAGCTTAACTTTGCGATCAAGATACTCCTCCAAGGCCATCCAGTAGCATACGAGATTGACAGAGCAGAGGATCGGGAAAGACAACGTTGAACCCATCAACTGACCCGTCGTCTGGCGGATCGGATCAAGCGAGCCGTCATTATTTACAGCACTCGGGTAGTGGATCGTCTGTTCGTAAAGAACAGAGCGAAGCACTTCGAGAGTGTCTGTGGAATAATAAGCAGCATGCTTGAGCGATTCCTCAAACGAGAGTTTCGTAGATGCAATGTCCAAGTTGTCGGTGGCGGCAGAGTAGTCGCCACTTACCCAGCTATGGAAGTTAGCGATGCGAAGTTTCTTCTCACGAGTGAGAAGGTCATGGAAGTCAAGTTGTGTCAGTGGGCGACCAGTCAGGGCGAACTGAGGATACTTTTGCAAGTAACCCCATAGCTCCTTCTGGTAGAACCTACTGATCCAATATCGGAGGGGGTTACCCTTCGAGATTAGCCGAACTTTTAACGGTTCGAGCACAGCTGACGTCATGACGTCTGTGGGTGAGTTCTTGGCCATCTCTAGGATCTCAAAGTAGTCTGGCATCGCCAGTCCTTTGACCTCCTCGACATGACCAGGTCTCGTCTCAATCATCTCGAGAAGCTCGTCGGACCCTAGTGGTCCGGCCAGCGTCTCGCGAATGAATCCACGAGCCCCTCCCTCAGAGCGTTTCGCATCGTAACAGGCAGACGTTGAAGCCTCATACAGACGGGCCTTCGAAGGTGCGAACCTCCGATAGAACCGCTCGAAATAAGGCTGAAACGACTTTACGGCATCAGGGGTCATCTTAGAAGGTGACCCTAAAGCGGAGCGGTGCTTTAACATTGCCTCCTTCACAAAATCGGGAGACACTGGTGCAGCACCACGCTTTATGCCCTGCAAATAACCTAACCAAAGGCGTGTGTTCTTGTCGTTAAAGGAGACAAGGCGATTCTTGAGGATTCGCCGTGCCTTCCCTCTGAAGACGAGAGCACACCCGAGGAAACCCTCCGGTTTCTTCGGTAGGTTATTCTTGAGGTAGCGTGCCATTGGCCACGCCACCATGTACTTCGCGAAAGAAACAAATTTTTCGCGAGGCCATTCCTTTAGTTGGACGAACAGCGAAAGCTGATCCTCCATTGGCAGAATACCAAACTTGGGTATACTATCCATCAAGACTTCGTACGTGGCGCGAGCCAAGTACAGGGCCTCGAAGGTAGAACACCCAGGTATTCTCCAAACATTGGAAGTTGAGGTCGCGCCGAGAATAGAGCCAAACTCACCTAGTAATAGGTGAGTCGGACTTTTCTTGTCGACAACGATCTCGACCTCCCTCCCAGGGCCACCCCTGGTCAGGGCACCAATGATCCTATCGAGTAACATCAAGCCGTTAGGCTTGATGTACGTTCGTGATGAATTTAGG